TGGAATATTGATAATTAAGTGCCATAAAACAACACTTAATGCAGAACTTCCCATTAGTGTTGAGTACTTCCCGTCATGTAAAACGCGGGAGATGACGCCTATGAAAGCCATTATTCCGTATGTTAGCCACATATTGCTGTATATACCTATAATAACATCTGTGGCAAACAACATAGACACGGGTAAAAACGTTTGTATGTTTTTATTAGATGTCATATATGGCAAGAAAACTGCCATTGCAATTAAAGGTGTAATATTTGCCATTTCAGGAACTCCTGCAAATAGCAATCTGCTGTATAATATACAACCTATTAATAGACTAGCACTTTTTAAGAATTCTTTCATGCTAGTATTTATCGGAAAAATTATGCACTGGATCTACAATATGAATCTATTAGTGCATCGCCTTTTAATTCTTCTCCAAAGGTGTGTATTGTTTTTCCGTCTCTTGTACGAACTATTACACCATTATTATATGTAGTATCTGTAACTGGACCATTTACTTCTATTTCTTTTTTAGTAAAATCAGTTTCGTACCACATGCTTGTTATTTGATGTATTTGAATGCAACTGATACCTTGTGCCCATTCTTCTGCTTCTAAGAGGAGTCTTTGTCTCTCAACTCTGTCGTCGTATTGTCCCATAATGTATATTATATTGATTTTGTATAGGCGTGTCAAGTAAAAGTGGAGCTCGGAACTGGAGTCGAACCAGCGACCTGAGGTTTACAAAACCCCTGCTCTACCAACTGAGCTATCCGAGCCTGGTACCCTGTAGGAGGATCGAACTCCTGTTGCCGGGATGAAAACCCGGTGTCCTAACCACTAGACGAACAGGGCATAAAAGTGGCGGGATGGTTTGCAGTTTACACTCATGTCGAGTAATAAATTGTGGACTTGGTGTTGTTTCGCAAACCTGTCCCTACCCGAGCCTTAAAGACCCCTATTTCTATCTACACGGATCGAGTTATAGACCTTGATCAGTTGTCTGGCAAGTTATGTTATAAGGATTAACGTGCAGTAAACACCGGCGCATCGCGGGAAAAGTTGCACTAGTTAATAAGGTACACTTAAGGACTTTACTGGGCACGGTTCAAATCTACTCTGTATCGTGGTGTATTTTATTACACTATCCCACCTAATATACGAAATACCACTCGTTTATTAACTATAAAACTATTATACTTATTTTAAGGTAAAAGTCAACCTATTTATACGTTCCTAATAATATTATTGTTAGCATAGTCAAGGATGTTACCTTTCTCATCTCTACCTGGAGATGTTGTAGCATGTAAAATACTGTCAAATTTTCTAACATCAATGCCAGTTCTATTCAAAACACTATCAAAAACTCTTTCTCTCATCACTTTCATGTGAGGAACATTTACACTTACAGGGTATTCGCTGTGTGCAGGATGATCAATGTTTTCTTCATGTCCATACCACATTTCTTCTAAACTAGTAAGTTGAATATTTACTGATTTGCCGTCATCTTCGTTTGCATTGTAGCAAGTAAAAGACCCTATTGCATATCCAGGTATAACATGAATCTTTTCTGGATGTTGGTTTGTTGTGTTTAAGTTACTCATATATTTCCTACCTTCTTTTTGTTAATATAACTATATTATACTCGAAATATGAGTATTTGTCAAGCGATTTACCAAAAAAAGTGGGTGTTTTTTACCTAGAGTTTTGCCCTAAAATACTTACCGCGTCCTGAACAAAATGAAGATTTACTCTGAATGTAGTGAGGCCTTTTGCACCTGCATTGCAAAAGCATTTTCAATGATAGCATATTTTTTGGGTTTTGTCAACCTTCTGCTTCTTTGAACTTTAAGGATATTAAATATTCTTCTAAGTTTTCTATTTCTTCTAGTTTAATTAAAGATTCTTTTGGAGAGATTTTTTCTATACGAGCAACTTGAGTTGCAATAAAAATTAGGTCATGCCTACCTATGCCAAGTTTTTGTGTGAGTAATTGTATGTCTGGTTGTTCTTTGTGTGATTCATCAACTGATTGATAGGGTCTACGTTTCATTTATTAATACCATGGTTTTTTGCACATGACCCGAAGTAGGATACTTTATTGTTACATTTTGTAAGTTTTCTTTGAGCCATTCAATATTATATATCGTAACTAAGTGATTCACTGGAGTTTTACCAAATAAATGGTCCAATAGCAAATCATTATCAACGAAATATTTAAAATCGTTTATGTCACACATTAATATATCTTTATGTGTTAAACATTTTTTATTTGGATAATCTTGTATTCTTTTGTTTGTGAAATATTCTGCAGACTCTTTATCAACAAATGTAATTGCAATTTGTCCGCCTGGTTTACAGACTCTTTTTATTTGTTCTAAGTCAAATATAAATTGTTCATATGTAGTATGACTGTAAACACTATATGCTAATACAACATCAAACATATTGTCTTCAAAAGGAAATTCTAAATTATCTATGCCTTTGGAATTGTACATATGATTAAATGCATTGTGATGATGCCAATTTGCTTCTGGAAAATTTTCTTTACCGTAATCTATTGCATTTTTATCTACATCTAAACAGTAATAATTTTTAGGATCTACTGTACCATTTGCTATTCCGTCTTGTAAAAAATTACCACAGTTGCCGCCAATATCTAGTACTTTGGCTTCTTCCCAAAAAGGATAAGATAGCATTACATCAAAAAATGGTTGTCTAGGTTGTCTTGGAAAAAGTGTAGACGGTTGTTCCCAGTTCAATAAATCTTGAACAGATTCATTCATTACAACTCTAACTTAGTGTCGTCAGGTAATCTTTCTTTAGTAGAAGTTGGTGGATTAGAATTATTAGGTTTGTTTATACTACCAAATTGCCCTGCTCCTTTTGGATTATGATTTTGCATATCATCAAAAGGATTAACTTGTCCGTTAATAAATTGTTCAAAAGGACTAGGTGATTTGTGTACACCCATTTTCTTTAAATACCAATCTATTTTACTTGCATGATGCATTCTTGCTTGTTGCATACTTGGATGATTAAAGTCTTTAGGATCTTGTGGATTACCTTCCATATATTTTCTATTTTCAAATGTTTCGTCGTCATTGCCACCAGTTAAGTCTGCTCTATCATGTAATATGTCAATATCTATTCTTTCAAATATGCCATTCATTCTAGCAATTACACTTACCCATGTATCGTTTTGTGCATTAATACTCCAAGCATCACATAACACAAACCAATCTGCAGGAATAAGAGGAAATATAGCAAAAGGATGGTCATGGTTGTCCATAGGTGCTAAACACTTAAATTGACCATCATAACTTCTAACTACAGTATCCCAACCTTTTGTTTGCATTAGTGCGTCATCATTCCATAGGAATAACCATGCACCTGAACTTGCATGACATAATAGGTTTACATAAACATTTAATTGTTCATATCCTAAAGGTTTAAACACTTTAGCCTTACATGCACAACCAAAAGGCGATACAAAATTTGCCGCTTCGTTGTTTACCCAATCAATTGAGTCTTGGTCATCATCGTCAACACCTAACATTATTTCTATTCTGCTAGGATCATCTGCATTTTCACAAAGACTTTTAATACTGTCTTGTAATGCTCCGCCTGTTCTCCCTCTTGTAGGAAGTATAATACTTATTACACTACCAACTTGTTCTTGTAATTTTGCTTCTGTCATGTCTTATCCTGTAATTAGTTTTCTAATATTTCCTCTGAAAGTATAGTGTCCTACATGATTAAGTGCTGTTCGAGGATCTAAATAAACCTCTCCTCCCATGTTTTGCCACAGTCTACAAAAAGTGTAGTCCTCAGACAAGTAACGTCTACTCTCAGGATCAATCATTGTGTCAAATAATGCGTACATGTGTTTCTCAAACTTTTGATCCACGTTGATGTCATTTGCATATTTTAGTTCTGGATGATTATCAAACATTTGCTGTATTACATCTTTTTGGATACACATAAAGCCTGTACCAGCATCTTTTAATTTGATTAAATTATCTCTGATTTGAATTTGTGGAGTAGGTTTGCCGTTGTCATCTTTTAAGAAATCAAAGTTTACAACATAATTAGAACTGTGTCCTTCAATTGTTTGTGCTGTTTCCTCTTCATTATTTCTAGCCGCTCCAACAATACTTTCCCAATTAATTGCTTTCTTAGGATATGCTCCTACTGTAATAGGTCTATCATATGCAACCATTCTTAATAAATCGTTTGGATCAAATTCAATATCAGCATCAATAAAGAATAAATGCGTTGCTTCAGGGTGTTCCATAAAGAAACTAACAAGTGTGTTTCTACCTCTTGTAATTAAACTTTCATTTGCCAGTGTGCTTACAGTAAATTGAATATCATATTTATTACATAAAATTGCAAGTCTCATCATGCTTCTAAAGAAAGGCTCACCAATTTGTCCACCATAACATGGTGTTGCAATAAAAATGTGTTTATCTCTTAATACTTGAATTGGTATTTCAATTTTTGCGTCAAGTAACTTAAACAATACGTCATTGTCTTTATTGACTTCTACGTTTTCATTAACTTTACTTGCTTGATTGTTTTGATTTTTTTGAGTTTTGGCAGTCTTTTTTGCCTTTGCTCGACGTTCTTTTCTATTAGCCATTTTGTATCCTATATAAAACTAAAGTAATATGTTACAGTATTTAACTATCAAAGTCAATAGTTTTGATACAAAGTGGCTAATAAATAATGTTCTTTATCTTGTGTGGTCTGGTTTTTTCGATATGAATTGATTTAACTTTTCTGCTTCTGAGATAACTTCTTCTGTAGAAGGCATGAACTCCGGCTTACCTGCTTTTGCCTGCAGGATAAGTCTGGCTTCTTGTATCAATTCTAATCGAATTTCATATGGCGTTTTGTTTGACACGTCGTCTCCTACTTCGTTGTATTATACATCAATATTTATCTTATTTCAGTAATTTACCATCGATGTATTTTTTATAAACAACGTTTATATCTGCTGTGTCTTCTACCGCCGCACTTAGTATAACTCTGTCCGTATCGCAATGTTCGTTATAACCTCTGTGCATTATCATTGTATTTTGAAATCCAGGAACAGTTTGATTTGTCCAACGACATAACATTTCTGTTTCTTTCATATCTGTCTGTGTAACAAATCCGTGTTTTTCATTTTCTCTAGGATCTATATTTTTAAATCTTGGAAACGTTGCCCATTGTGCCTCTGACTTTTCGAAGTCTCCGAACACTGGAAAATTTAATGCACATTGTCTTGTATGAAACACAGGACCTTCACAATGCCATCTACTGTTTGCATTAGCAGGAGTTCTTAACATTAACACACTAGAAAATTTTAAATTTAGTGTGTCTTGTAACCATTCTTTTAAATTTTTTGTTAAATTAAAATTTGCTTCTTCATATAAATTAACTTGTTTAAAATCTCTCTTGTCTTGACTGCTGTTTTCTTCTACTTTAATAAAACTTTGATACCAGTTTGCAGTATTAGACCTAGATTCTCCTGTCAGTCTATCTGAAGTTTTTACATCTGTTTTTGCAATTTCTCTTTCTGCTTCATCTATAAAATATTCTGTTACGTCAAATGGAGGCATTGGTAGTTCTGGTACTTCGAAATAATATGGTATTTCCACCCTATCCATTTATTAATTCTCCACTTTGATACATGTCATATACTTCTTCTATAGTTTTATTTATAGCCGCACTTACTACTATTCTATTTTGTTCAGTAAAGTTAAACACTCTATGCCAATGCATTGTATTATAAATTGTTGCTTTGTTAGGAGTCATCCTATGTTCTGCTAAAACTTCTTTATTGTCTGCCTCCCACCATGTGCCTCTTGTATCATTTGTACGAATATCTTCTTCTCCTCTGGATGCCCATTGCACATAAGAATTTTCATGGTCTCCTACTAACATAAAGTTTAACGCACATTGTCGACCAAATAAATTTGGACCTTCGGCATGCCAAGGACTAGAGCCATCTGGTTCTGTATTTAATAAAGTAATTGCACCAAATTTTAAATTTACTTTTTTGTCTAGATATTCTTTTACAACACCATACCAGTTAGTAGGTACTGCTCTATATTGAAAAGTTCTACCTCCTTGCCCTTTACCTGACGGTGACATAAAGTCACTTGGATGTTGAACATACGGCATGTCAAATATTTCTTGTGGTATTTCTAAAGACGGTAAGTCGAAGTAATAAGGAATCATATTACTATTTATTTAGAATATATGGGAGTTTAAAAGCATAACGGCACCCATAAATGCAAGTGCGGATATTTGTACAAGACATGCAATCCATATAATTGGGAATTGTCTTTCTGCCCACCAATTTAATTCTGTTTCTTGCCATTCAGCAAATTCTTCTGGAGTTGCTTCTTTATACAGTTTTACTTCTTTCATGTTAAAACAATGTTATTAATGTTGTAATTGCCACTAAGACAGGCACTTCCCAAGGAACGATAATTAATCCAAGAATTATTGCCTGTCTTATTGTACTATTCATTTATACTTCTACTATTTCTATTTCGTTGTCACGCCAATATGTATGTGATATTAAACTATCATCAAGTACATGTGTTACCGTGGCTTTTACTTTTGCATCACTACCTGTCTTAATAATAAAAGGCGTGTTCCAAGTATTTTCCATTATAAAGTCTTTTATAATTTCATTTAACTTTGGCTCATAGTGTGCATTGCTTACATCTAATACTGCTTTTTCTAACCATGCCATAATCTATCCTGCTATGCTTACAGTAGAGATTAAAAATATTGACATAAGGCAAAATAATTCAAACGAATCTTGAACATCGGAGGTTTTTATGTGTTTTAATTTAGTGTGAATCTTTTTCATCTTAGTGTGTATTAGATATACATAAAACTTATTATATATAATAACTACTGTTTATACAAAAGGTATTTATTCCTTTATAACGAAAAGTTATTAAAGTGTGGTATTTTTACAACGATTTAGTTATGCTGATGTCATTTAGGTTATTACAAAATTCGTAAGGACAACGTGTTTCAGTTTTAGGAATCTCCCAATTATCTAATTGTGTAATATTACCAAAGTTTCTAGCACCACACCAACTGCTAACAACTTCACCATTCATATCAATATTAAGACTGTCAAAACCTAATTCACATTTCATACCTTTAAATCTATTAAGTCCTTCATTTATAATCTGATGACTTTGTACATATTTTGGAGGTGCATCTTCATACATAAATTCTGTACTCCAAAAACGTGGATGTGTTTGTTCATCATCTGGATCGCTATGCGTTTGATTTGGGTTTGGTAATAAACCAGGACGTTGCATAATTTTTATTTCTTCTGGAGTATATTTGTAGTACGTTTCTTGTTGATGGTGGTTTGCTTCAGGACCTAAGTATTTTTTGTACATAGTTTTGATAGTTATGTTTACATCATATATGCTTTGCATTTGTCCATCAAGAAACATGTTTCTAAGATTGTCTGCAACTGTAGACAGTTTTTCTATTTGACCTCCTATCCCTGCAATATTAATATCTAAGATTAATTTGTCTTTTAAGACACTTACTACATCATATAAATGTTGCTCGTCCATAGTTAGAGGATGATATGTGATAACTACACCAGTCAAATAATCTCTTGCTTCTTCCCACCAACGTGTTGTTCTGCTACCATTTGTATAAATTGTTACACTAGAACTATAAGATGCAATACGTTCTATAATTTTTTCAAAGTCAGGTATAGTAGTTACTTCCCCTCCAAGTAACTCCCAATGCATAAATCTATTTTTAGATTTGTAATGATTAGAAATTTTGTCTACAACTTGTAAATATTTTTCTGTAGGCATCCAAGGTTTGCTACCATCATGCAATATGCTAGGACAATAGTCGCAACTGAAGTTACAGGTATTACCCATACTCCATTGAATTTGTACTGCTCGGTCTGGGTCGGTAGTGTGAGGACCTTTTACCCATAGTAGTTTTGCCATACTACTATTTATCGGTAATAAGTTTGTTTACTATGTCTTGTATAATTCTATGAGTTGCCATTGCATCAAAAGTCATCTTTGCATCAATACGTTTGAAATCTGTGTCTTTCCAAATTTTTCCTTTTTGTATCCATGCAAATACATCTTTTAATTTAGTTGGTACAGGAAACTCTGCGTGGTGGTTAATTATTACTTGTTCTGCTAATTCATCATCATATCCAGGTTTACAAAATCCGTGTGTGCAATCCATAAACTCTACAAATTCACTATTTGTTTCTCTAGCAAATATTTTGCCACGTTCTGGGCTAGTCCAATTATCTGCTTCTCCATGATATAATGTTACATCACAATCTTTTGCTTTTACAAATTCTGGTTCAAAGGGCCATAAGTTTCCATACACTAAAGCATAGAAAGTTTCTTTTGGCATTACATCTCCATAATGTGCAATAATTTGTGCAATACTGTCAGCACCCCAACTAAATCCTACACATGCAACTTTGTTTACATTTAAGTTTGGAAATAAATTTTCTTCATTTTCTAAAATATACTTGTATGCTTCAACAGTTTCATATGCTCTTGCTCTTGGACTAACATAGCCACCTAATTCATTCCAATTGATGTTTGACATGTTCCTGCAAGAAAAACTATCTATACATAATGTTGCAACACCATGATCATTTAAAATATTTACAAAATGTTCTGTGTCATTGCCTAGTCCTCCTGAACCATGACTAATAATACACAAAGGTTGGTCACCGTCAAACTTAAAAGGTATTGAAACTTCACATCCTACTGCTATTGGAGACTCGTCCCAATAAACATTTCTCATTCCTTCTACGGAAAAAATTAATTTTTTTACATTCTTTTTCATACGGAATATTCCTTAAATTTATTAAAATTGATATTCCATACTACTTGAGGTACTTGATAAAAATCATATATACCTTCTGGAACAGCAATGCCTTTTTGTTTCCACCAATTACGTTTTATATAATCAGTTATAGTGTTTGTGCTTCTTACATAATTGTCTGAGTAGGCTTTATTTGCTAATGTTGTGCCAAAAGTTGCTTTAAAATTATCTTGTTCACTTGCCCACTTACAATTAAAATATAACAATCCATCAAATTCAGGCATTTCACTGCCTCTACCATATCTAGCAAATTTAGTCATAGGTATATGTTCATTTGGAATACGTGATAGTCTAGTCCATACTCTATAGTAACCTTCTTTATACTCAGGCATATATTGTACACCTGCTACAGCATAAATTTCTTCTGTAGGTATGTGAACCATACAATGATATTTAATTTTGTCTACTTTCATTGCATCGGGCGATGCATTTTGTGTAAATCCTAAACTTCCGGCAACGTCACAAAACTTTTCTAACATAGGCATCCAATAGTCGTCTAATTCGACACAGCCTATTTTACCATCGAAAAAAGTTCTTAAGATTTCTTGATTACTGCTATCATCCATCTGCCTACGTCCAACTCATACCATTTTGTGTTAAAATTTAATCTTCTTGGTTGATAGTGATGATTGTTATGTAAACTTTCACCCCATGTAAATAATGATAACCAAGGATTGTTTGTGCTTTTATTAGACATTGGTGTTGTTTCGTATGTTAAACCTTTTAAAGGTAAATGTCCAAATACATTAACAATACCACTAATTATTACACTTAAAAAACTTGCATTTAAACTAGCAAGTATATATCTTCCGTCAAACCACCAAACTGTTAATAATGAAATTAAAAACAAATTAAGTAATATTAACAAAACATAATTTTTATGGCACCAGATTGCAAACGGATCTAAAGTCTTTTTAATTTTAAAAAGTTCTTTCCTAGCAAATTCGTGATTTTCTTTTTGAAATATCCAACCAAAGAAAGCATAAAATAATCCTTTAGTTGGAGTGTGTACGTCTCCGTCTTTGTCTGTGTGTGCATGGTGACTTCTATTGTGAAGTAATGTCCAAGTCACCGGTGAGCCTTGTGCTCCTTGACAACCTAAGTATAGCAATAACTTGCGTATAGGTTCATATGTTTTAAAACTGTGGTGGGCATGTAGTCTATGATATCCAACACTAATACCGTATCCACTATATAACATAGTGAAAAATGCTGTGGCACACCAAAGTTGCATACTTCCATTAAACATGGACCATGCTAAACTTAATGCCGCTATTGGTAAAAATATTAAATAAAATAACATTATTTTTTAAGTCCTTTAATTACCCAGCCACTCATGTCTACTTCTGACCAATGTTGACTGTTACTAGTTGCTCTCCAATTTTTATGATGATTGTTATGTAACATCTCACCAAATGTTAGGATTGCTCCTACTCTATTATTTACACTATTATCTGGTGTATCAAAATTTCTATAGCCAAACCAACTGTAATGACTTAGTGCTGTTACCAAACTGGTATTCATTAATGTTGCCCATATACCAAACCAGATTCCGTATAGTGCAACTTGCCAACCAAACAATAACCATGCTAGTGCAAATGTTCCATAGTTAATTGCAATATGATTGTCATTTAAAAACGTGTAATACTTATCTGTTACAAATTCTCTTCTTATGTAAGTAACCAATACACGTCTATCAATATGTTTATCAAAATATTTTTGTTCTCTGTGCCAAGTTAAAAAGGCATGCCAGAAACCTTTGAGGGGCGAATGTGGATCATCTTCTCTATCGCTATGTTTGTGGTGTCCTCTCTCATGTATCATTACCCAAGGAAAAATACTACCATAACCATTAAACACACTAAAGGTAGTCATTATTCTTTCTTTCCATTTTGGCATATCAAATGCTTTGTGACCCCAATACCTGTGAAGTCCTATAGCCATGCCTACGCATCCAAATAGAAAATATGTAATTAAACTTAACCAAAGATAATTCCAATCACCGTTATATGCCATAATCGGCAGGATACAAAATCCAACTATTTGAATTGGAAGTGTGTAAAACCAAAAGTTTAGTTTTGCTTTATCTTTAAAAAAGTTTGTTAAGGAAGTCAAAATCTTGCTCATAGTGTGTTTCTAACATTTCTTTTAAGTTTTCATCAACTTTAACCGTATATTGCAAACTTGCATATTTCATAGTCAAAGGACCAAAGGGCGACAATTTCTGTCTAAGCACTTTATCGTATTTATCATGTCCGAAGTAACTTTTAAGCAATTCGATGGAAATTAGTTTCTGAGTAGTAGGTTTTATGTCAAAACCTGCTTGTTTTATAGTTCTCATCTCATATTGATAGTATCTATGAGGAGCATTATCAACAAATTTTTGGGTTGGCATTTTTAAAACATCACCATAACTTTGTGTGAAAAGCCAACTAGCATACATGTTTACATAATGTTCTTGGAAATTAGTATATTCTTTTCCGGCATGTTCAGCCGCATGTTCTTGTGTTTGATGTGGTACAAAAGGCATAAATCCATTGTTCTTTGTTCTAGTCCAATCACTATTACTTACATGCATCATAAAACCTGGATATACAATACAACAATCTGGCAGTAAGTCAAAGAATTTACCTACTATGGTCATTTGTGGTTGTGTAGTTGGAAAGTTTTCTCCCCAATACATAAAATCCGGTCCGTCAAATAATTCAGGAACATCTATGTGAAACAATTCATATTTTATTCCTCTTGATTCACAATATGCAATACTGCAATCATTTTCTCTTTTACTAAGGTCATTACTCAATACAGGTATAGCCGCAACAAATTCTATGCCAGCCATTTTAAAAGCCTGCATGGCTACCTGTGAATACATGTGTTGCACACTATAATCACACCATACATAAATATCTTTAGTATATTTTTCTCTTATTTCTTTTGCAGTTAGAATTGCTTCTTGCATAGGAGTACCTAACTTTCTAGTTGGAGCATGTAAAAACATATCAACATTTTGCCCATTGCCAAACTCGCTAAATGTTATTCCTCTCATGACATGCCCCTATATAAATGTAAATCATTTAAGTTATATGTTCTAATAAATGGGTCTCCTGGTTCAAGTAATTTAACAGGTCTACTCATTGGTACCCAATATTCTCTTATGTCAAAGGGAGGCATATCATATTCTCTATTAAAATATTTCTTTTTACATTCTTCATAAGAAGGTTTATTATCTGCATCGCAACTTATAATATGGTATTCAAACAGTTGCCCGTTTATGTCTGCTAATATTCTGTGAAACATATCTTCTTTATATTTGAATGTTCCATATAACCAACCTACACTAGGATCAAATGTTATTCCTCTAGGCAAACTATCTTCTAAATCTATAAATCTAGGTTCTACAAAACTACTTAATGGAATACTGCCTGATAAAATGCTAACTTGGTCATCAGGTCGACTGGGTAATAAGTGTTCTCCTGCAATGTATCTTAAATTGGATACAGGCATAAATTCATAATATTTTGTTTTGTTAGACGGCGTTTGTGCGAGTCTTAGAGGCCAAGGAGCACTACGAACATGGCTTTCACTATAAAAACCTAATTTAAAATCTAATTCTAATGTTTTATTTGTCATCAATTCACATACTTCATGTACTGCTTTATTACTGTCTGGTTGTGTAGGAATTGTCACATCATATAAATCTATCCAGTTTTGATAATGACCATTATGCAGATTTCCGCCCACTTTAATAACTCCATCTACTGCTATTGGAGTAATATCTATTACAGGTAAATCTTGGTTACCACCTGCACAAACTACCATATTTCCTGCTTCTATAAGTTTTTGAATCCTATAATCTACGATATAATTACGGTCCATTTGCCAACTTATACACAAAATTTGTGGTTTAAGGGCCTCTAAAAGGTCTAGTTTTTCTATGAGTGGCGCAAGTGTATCTTCTGCTGTAACTGTCGTATATGACGTTGTATGACGTTCATAGACGTCAATATAGCCACAATCTTCATTAGATTGCATACTTAGTACCGGATAATTGCTTGTGATATTGTTTATTCTTTCGTATTCTCTTAATTCACAATCTATAAGGTATGTGTTATGTTTAAAAGATTGTATTATTTCGACAGGTAATGTCGATGTGTCGATTGTATCAAGGAATTGAATTATTAGCATACAGCATATTTATATATGCTTGTACATGATTAGCCGGAGAATACGGTACCAGATCCTGTAGCAGAATGACCACAACTGGCACTATCCCCTTTTCTAGTAACTGGTTTGCCTTCAGCAAAGACTGTACTACTCGCTGATACTATTGTTGCTGAAACGTGTGGTGGATCACCATGTGGGGAAACACTATCATTTATAACTGAAGTGGATTGACCTTCTGTCTTAACTGTAGGAGCACCAGGACCCAAAATAGTTCCTACTGCATTATCAGATAATACTCTAGTTACACCTGGCATTTTTTACATTCTAGCCAGGGTTGAACCCTGGTATAGAGCCAGGTTGCTGTACTGACCTAACATAACTTAGGTATGCTTGTTTCATCTTGTTAAGTGGAGTTGTTTCTAAACTCATGCCATCGGCTCTTGCAACTCTAGATTCCCAAGTATCATAATCTAATGCACTACCATCTCCTTTAACAAGAACTCCCTTAGCATTCTTTTTAACATCGTCATCAGCAACTTCTTTTGGACCACTATCATCTGCTGTAGGTTCGTATGGTGCAACTTCACCTGGACCGTCTGCAACTTTTACAGCACTACTAGTTGAATTTTGGTTATCAACAGGTGAATCGTATGCAACTTCTTGTCCTGCAACGCCTGGTGATGCTGTTGCTAAACTTCCGATTGCTCCTAGTGTAGCCATTGCTTTACCTAGTTTACCTAATTTTTTTTCTGCTAGAAGTTCAGCAATCATTTGCTGTTCTTCAATTAAGTCTATTAGTTCTCTCATTTCCATAATATTGTTTCCATAAAATATTTACTATGTATTTATCTATTTACTCAAAAGAAAAGGGCCGTTGCCGACCCTTTTCCGTTTGTCTATAAGACAGACCTATTACGCAACCCATTTAACACCGCGGTATGTGCCGCTAGATGCTTTAATGGACTTTTGTGCTTTAATAGGATCATGTTTTGTTCCTCGGTAGATACCGCCCTTTGCAGTTGCCTGTTCGGGTTTAATATCAGCGGGATTGTACTTGATACCTCTGTAAAAGTTCATATCATCCTCCTCAATTAATTAAGTTAGATGCGTTCCTTCGGTTACTGTCGGTCTCGTTCCCCAGGATGGGTACTTGCTTGCCTATCTTTTCAGATAGAGGTTTTCAGGTTACCTACTTCCGTTCACTGCTACATTTAGAGTGAATGAACGATTGTAAATAGACTTTTAAACCATGTCTTATGGTGTATAATTTAAAATGTATAAAAACTATACACTTTTATTTATCTTAAAGACTAAATCCTTTAAAGGAATCCTTGTCTACGTCTTGTTTTGTGCCACCAATAACGTAACTACTGATTTCTGTTTCTTGAGGTGCTACTTGTACTTCTCCCCCACTTATCCACTTTTGTGTCCAAGGTAAAGGATTTGTACCTGTATTAAAGGGTGAATCTAATTTTACAGCATACATACGTTTTCCTGCAATAAATTCAATATATTGTTTTAGCAGTTCTGCATTTAGTCCAATAATACTTCCGTCTTTGAACAAATAGTCTGCCCATTGTTTTTCTTGTTCAACTGCATCTAAAAACATTTGAGTACATTCTTCTCTAAGTTCTTTTGCAATCTTTTCATAATCTTTATCATCTTGTGGTAAAATCTTTAGCATTTGTTGTGTACTTGCCAAATGCACATTTTCATCTCTAGCAATAAATTTAATTATTTTAGCATTTCCTTCCATTTTCTTTAATTCAGCAAATGCCCAACTACATGCAAATGATACATAAAAACGTACACCTTCTAAAATGTTTACACTCATAATACATCTATACAATGCTTTTTTATGTTCGTATTCATCATAACTTTGCAAACCACGTTCTCTAGCATAGTTTTGTTCTATAAGTTTATCATAGTTTTCTGTAATAGCATCTGAACAATCTGTTATTTCTTTGATGTTTAACATTTCATCAAACACTTTACTTGGATCTGGATATACGTTTCTGATAATATGTGTATAACTTCTGCTGTGAATAGTTTCACTGAATGCCCAGGTTTCAATCCAAGTTTCTAGTTCTGGAACACTTACCACAGGCAGTAATGCTAGATTAGGTGAACGACCTTGTACACTATCTAATAATATTTGTCTTTTTAAATTACTTGTAAAAATATGTTTTTCAAAATCTGTAAGGTCTTTGAAGTCTTTTGCGTCTTTAAGAATATCAACTTCTTCTGGTCTCCAAAAGAAACCAAGTTGCTTTTCAGTTAGTTTTTCAAACTGCTTGTATTTAACAACATCAAATCGTTGAACATTAACCCCGCCATTAGGGTCCATAAACATTTTTGCTTTTGTATGGTGTTTTTTATTTTTTGCATTAAATACTGTCATTATATCTTACAACTATCGCAATCGTCCTCATCTATATATTCATCTACCGTTGAAACCATATTTACTTCTAATACTTTCCTTCCCTCTTCTTTTTCGATATCTATCTCGCCTTGTCCGTCATGTGTGTTATTATAGTACAACTGCTTACCACCATATTTGTAAAACATGATAAGATGTTGTAACAACAAACTCATTGGGACTTTTTCATCTTCGAAGTGTTGTGGATTATAAGATGTATTTACCGAAATTCCCTGGTCTATGTACTTTTGTAGGACTGCCATAATTTTAAGATAACCCTCTGGAGACTTTTGTTCCCAAAGTAAATCGTATTTATTTTTCAATCTAGGATAGCCTGGAACAACTTGTTTTAAAACTCCATGCTTACTTTGTTTGATACTGATGTAACTGCGTGGTGGTTCTATACCATTTGTGCTGTTACTAATTTGTGCAGATGTTTCTGCTGGCATAAGTGCCATCAATGTGCTGTGTCTTATGCCTGATTCTTTTAATTGTGTACGCAAACCTTTCCAATCTAAACGTTCTTTGTGTTTTACAAGTTCGTCTAGGTCTTTTTTGTATGTTTGGTTAGGTGTAATACCATGTCCATATTTTGTTTCCATGTTGCCTGGTATAGCACCTTTCTCTAATGCAAGATTGGCACTTGCTTTAATTAAGTAATAACTCCATGCTTCTGCCCATTCATCTACTAATTCTAAATTAGGATCTTGGTAGTTAGTGTTATTTTTTGCTAACCAATATGCAAAATTAATAATGCCTACACCTAATGGGCGTCTTTTCATTGTGCTAATTTCTGCCGCCAACACAGGATATGTTTGATAATCTAATAATTCATCCAATGCTCTTACTGCCAAATCACAAACTTTTTCAAATTCTTCTGTCTTTTTAATTGCTCCCCAATTCACAGCACTCAACGTACATAAACTAATTTCACCTTCTTCATCATTAATATGTGTTAAAGGTTTTGTTGGCAAATCAATTTCACAACATAGATTACTTTGCTTAATTGGTGCAACATCTTCTATAAATGCACCATGTGTATTAGCATGGTCAACATTCATTAAATAAATTCTTCCTGTGTCTTTACGTTCTTGTACGAACGCAGAAAACAATTCAATAGCAGGAATAGACTTTTTCCTAATACTTGTTTTACGTTCTGCCGCTTCATATAGTTCTTGGAACTTGTCTTGGTCTGTAAAAAATGAGTCGTATAATCCAGGCACATCACTAGGTGAGAACAATGTAATGTTTCCACCACTGATTAATCTTTCATACATTAATTTGTTAAACTGTACACCATAATCCATATGACGTACTCTATTATCTTCTGTACCTTTATTGTTCTTTAACACTAACATATCTTCTATTTCTAAATGCCAAATAGGATAGTATAATGTAGCCGCTCCACCTCTTACGCCACCTTGACTACAAGATTTAACTGCTGATTGGAATAATTTATAAAAAGGAATGACTCCTGTGTGAGTTGCATCTCCGCTTCTAATTTTAGAACCTATTGCTCTAATACTACCTGCACCAATACCAATACCTGCTTTTTGACTTACATATTTTACAATAGCACTACTTGTTGCATTGATACTATCTAAACTATCATCTGTTTCAATGAGTACACAACTGCTAAATTGCCTTTGTGGTGTACGAACACCTGCCATTACAGGAGTAGGTAAACTAATTTTAAATTGACTAATTGCATCGTAGTATGATTTTACATATTCCATTCTTGTTTCTTCAGGATACTTTGCAAACAATGTTGCCGCAATCATCATATATGCAACTTGTGGTGTTTCAAATATTTCACCTGTTGCTCTGTTTTGTACAAGATATTTTCCACGGAATTGTTCCATAGCCGCATAAGTGAGATATTCATCTCTGCTATGGTCTATAAAATTTTGTAATTCATTTATTTGGTCTTTAGTGTACAGTTCTACAAACTCTGAATCGTAAAAACCAATATTTACATTTTTTTGAATTATGTCACATAAGCAAGGTGGCTCGAATGTTCCATATACTTCCTTACGCAAATGATAATTAATTAACCTACCTGCTACATACTGATAGTTAGGTCCTTCATCTGAAATAAGGTCAGCCGCACTCTTAATAAGTGTTTCTTGAATATCTTCTGTTTTGATTTTTTCGAAAAATTGAATTTGTGAATTGATTTCTACTTCACTGGCACTAACGCCTGTTATGCCGTCGACAGCATACATTACGACTTTGTGTAATTTGTCTATGTTTAAGTCTTCTAGTCGACCATCTCTTTTCTGTACCTGCATTGTCTATCCTGTATAATGTATGTAGAATTCCTATTATAACATCATACAAAAAGGCTGTCAATGATTATATTGTAGGAATTGTGATATCTTTTAAATCCTGTAGAACAATATAATCATTGTTCTGCTCAAATAAAACTCTTTCCCCAGGTATAAGATTATATGCAAAACCATCATTAATGAATATTGCTCCATCTTTTCCTGTAACATGATTACTTATCACTTTCCATGATGTTCGACATGGTTCTATGAACTTTAAATTCGATAATGTGTTGTACATCAAAATAGAAATACCAGTTGTGCAAAAATATCCATTTTCAATTATGTCAAACGGTTTCATCCATTCTGTTGGAGTGTAATAATCTAAATAACGGCTGTGAATTTTTACAGTAGAAAATGCTTCAAGTACATCTTTTACAGACTGAGCGTCTTTACGAATTTGTCTAAACTGTACTAGACGGCTTTCGACGTCTGTGTGTTTTTCGAACATAGTTAATTACTATTGCGATTTCCACTTACGAACAACATATTTCATAACTACGTTGCTTGTAGGAGGACTAACATTATTGTCTGCTGTAATATTCACTGTACCATTTGCCATTGAACCATTAAACTCAACAGCACCTGAATAGTAAACATTACCATTTGCATGATAATCATGTGAGGACGAACTAACATCTTGTATTGTTACTGAACCATTTATATTGCCACCGGCATCTGTTTGTGATAACGGATTAGCATTGTAAATTAATGTACCTACTTGGTTATAGTATCTTGTAACAGAACTATTACCACTGTCTAATGCTGTTCCTACTAATGAATAATCTATAAAGAATGTATCAATAGCAGTAGAGTCTGTTCCTAAGTCAGTAAGTGCAATACCTGTACCTGTACCAATTGTTAATTGTTTTGGTTGTGAAAAGAATGTATCTGCTGTTCCAGATTGTAATGCTTGAGTAGTAAGTACTTCTATATTAGTTTTAATTGTAACTAAACCTCTTTTATCAGGAGTGTTTGTTTTGAAGTATAATTTGTTTACTACTTCTGCAAAGTGTCCTGCTTCATCACTACTTGCAAAATCTATCTCACCATTTGTAGTATCGACATCTATTTTCCATGTGCCTAAACTTTGTACATCTGCATTATCACTAAATTTATCATTTATAAACACATCAGAAACAATGTTTACTCTTTCATCGCTTAAAACTTTTGTTAACCAAACTTCTAATTTTGCTTTTACTGTATTACCACTTCTAGTTGCATATGAACCTGAAGTTAAACCTAATGCACCCAAACTGTCAACTGTATCTTGTGGGTCATTAAATAATCTATATTGTGTTTGGTCATCACTAATAACATATATTTCATCATTTTTATCTGGTTTCAAATTAAATGAGAACCATTGGTTTTTACCATTTACTAATGACATTATTCCGTTTAATGTTGTTTGACCTGATGTATTCAACAAGTATGCTGGCTTTATTGTAAGACCATCTGCTGTTGTAAGATTAGTAAGGTTTGGATTAAAACTACCTGTTACATTGGCATCTACAGCCGCATTAGACTGTATAAAGAATGTGTTGTTTGTTATATTACTAGTATCTGCTAAAGTAAAGTTTGCATTATTAATTAATGTTGTATTAGAACTTCCTGTAACAATTATACCTGTTGTTGTATTTGAAACGTATCCATGTTCTGCACTTACTATCTGAATAATATTTGCAGTACCTGTCTGTCCTACATTAACGAAATCTAATCCACTTGTTATACCGCCTGTAAGTGCTCCTTCAGTAATAGTAAATGTTCCAGAACCACTGTTTACACTTGCAACTGTATAAGGGCTACCTGATACTAGAGTTGTATTACCTATAAACGTAACATTGTCTCCGTTTCTTAATCCTTCTACATTCGCTGTAAGTGTTACAGTATTACTGGAATCAACTGCCGCTGTTACATTTCTACCTGTTGACCAACTGTTAGAAGGCAACGTAACTGAAAAAGTATTTGCCACACTATTTGCTGATATAGGTAATAGTTTTTTATGATAATAACTATTAGTAGATGCTGTAACTGAACCGTCTGTTGAACCACCTTCTGTCCAAACATAACCATTGTATCCAGAATCAGCATTTGCTAGTTCTGTAAATACAATGTTTTCAGAACCTGTATCAAATGTAACTACAGAGTTTGCAAAATCTACTGAACTTGTAACATTACCTATTCCACTGTAAATTGTATTATTAGCATTTGCAGAGTCTACAGTAGTTAAAGATGGATCTTTTGGATCTTTAGCAAATATAATATTACCTGTTGTAATACTGCTTACATTTGCAATACCTGAACCTTCTGTGACAACATCGATATGTTTTTTCTCTAATCCAATAAAACCTGTACCAACTTCTGGATTAACTAATACTAAGTCGTCATCTATATATCTATAAGATGGAATACTCATGTTAGCATGGAAGCCAGTTAAACTAGAACCACTTGCTATAGTTGTATTAGATAAAATGTGATTAACATGTGAATTACCATAATATGTAATTGCAACGTCATCTGAATTTGTTGGTGCAAATCTTAAATATAAAGAATGGTCACTAGTGCTTAAATTACCTGTAACAAAGTTATAGTCAAATGCTGTATTTACTGTAGCACCTGTACCACTTGAATCACCATGTTGTGCTTTGTTATTAACTAGAACTGTTATATCGTCTGCATTAAAAACTCTTGTTGTTTGGTTTTGTGTAATGAAGTTATTTCCTGAAACTGTACTATCAAATACTTGTCTTGCTACAGAACTTCCATTTGCTAATGTTAAGTTTGCAGAAGATACTAAAGTTGTATTTGCTTTCCAAGATTTTGCTTTTGTTACGCCGTCAAACGATCCGGAACCTTTAGGGTACCTAATGTGAGGCACAGTAAATTTAATTATTTGTGCATTTGCCAAACTTAATGTTGTAGCAGAAGCACCTAATGTATTCTCGAAAGATACAGTTTTGTTATATGTTGAACTAATTAAATCATCTGTATCAGCACCGATATAAACCTGTTTGCTATCTGTAGCAAAACCAATTTCTCCAGGTCTAAGAGGTTGAGGTAAATCTTGCTTTAATCCTCTTCTCTGCTGGATTCTGCTGATTATTATTTTTAAATTTGCATCGTCTTGGTGTGACATGTAAACTCCAATTACTTTTAATAATTGTATTTATCACTTTCAGCAAATATAGTTAATTCAACTCGCACAAAGATTTTCCAGATCCAGGGTCTTTTGGAGTAAAATGGTCGACAAATTGTTCAGGCATTGCTTCTATGCCACTATATGTAGAATTTATACACTTTATTGCATCAATATTGTCTGTTACAAATTGTTCGAATTCACTTATCCAATCAAATTGTTGTTTCCATTCTTCTGAACCATATGCATAATCCTTAGTCATATTGCACCCTCTAATTGTAACATCTTTCACTGTAAGGGCAAACAAGTTAGGTCCAGGTGTTGGCATAACATTTTGATATAAAGACATTACACCACAGTAAGACATTCTACCTGAATATGACATATTTTGTAATGCAGAAAAGAAATAATCATTTCCAACATTTTCATGGTAAGCATCAAATGGTTCAAACTCTTTTAATATTTTTTGTATTCCTGCTATGTTTGTTTTTCGAGGAACAACAATACCTGTTCCTCCTAATTGTTCAACAAGTTTGGCTTTTTCTTCTGTACTTGTAATACCATATACTTTTGCACCCATTAAGTTTGCAAATTGTACAACTAAATTACCAACACCTCCAGTTGCTCCACTTACACAAACAACATCACCTTCTTTTACTTTAAGAACTCTAGTTAAAGAATAATATGCTGTTTTGCTTACTAAACTATACAATGTAAGATAACGTTTTGCAAACTCTACACGGTCGCCGCTTATATTAAGTTTAAAATGTTCTGTATCTTTATTTCCTACCGAATGTGTTCTCCAACCTAATTTGTGCCATAAGTAAGTGCCAACAGGAAAGTCTTTGTTTTTACTTTCTACAACTATACCAACTGTTTCCCCAGGTATGCCTTCTCCAAGTTCTACCATAGGATAATTAGGAAACGTTTCAACAGGGTTCATTGAAATTCGCATGTATGGATCTGTTCCACACACAAAATTTTGTATGTAAAATTCTCCGTCTTTTATTTCAGGTATTGGTTTTGTAACAACTTCAAAGTTATCTGTGGAGATTTCTCCGACTGCATGTTGTTTTAAAACTACTTGTTTCATAGTGATGCATAATAATCTGTAAGTCTTGTTTCCCAAAGGTCACAATACATTTCAAACCTTGCACCCTCTATTACAAACTCTTTGAATTTATTATCTCTACTGACCATTAATATAACACCTTTTTTAATATTTGTGTCATACATTTCATTATGTGCCATTGCATAAGCACAACATTGTAAATAATAGTCTTCAATCCATTCTTCTTTTTTAATTTTTTTAGAAGTTTTAAAATCTATAATTGCTTCTTCGCCTTTATGCATTCCAACACAATCTGTTGTTCCTGCATATAAACCAGGTGCAATTAAACCTATTTCTGTTCCCCAAACTTCATCTATATTTGTGAAGCCTTCATTAATAACTAAGTCAGACATTTCTTTTGCCATAACACTAACCACGTTATTACCAAATTCAACTGACTCTCCTAGAATATATTTTTCTATTGCATTATGTACTTTTGTTCCTAGCCCTGCACTTTCTTTACTAACACGATTTGCTTCTTGTTCACCTACACGTTTACGCCATGCAATTAAGGCTGTTTTGTCTGATGTTTTGTCTAATACTGTTGTTACACTAGGTACAGGAACATTATCATCTCCAACATATTGTCTTCCTTGTGGAGTAGTTTTACGTTGCAGTATTTTGTAATCAAATTTAGGTTTTAAAATCATGTTTTTTCCTTAAGGTTTATTATAGCATTTTATAGTGTTCTAGTCAACCAATCATATACTCTGCAATGTTATCATGCCAATTTACTCCATAATGAATAAGGTCTCTAGCACATGCATTTTTAATTTGTGCTGGTGTATGGATCTTTGGATCTACAACTTGTAGTTCTTTTCCTAATACAGGTCTGTACATTTTTGTTAATGGGGGTGCAATAATATTCCAATTTATAAAATCTTTTACACCTTGAAATGTGTTCTTTACATACATTTTTAGTTCAATATCATTTGCTTTACAAAAATCTTCTATAGCAGATATAGTAATAGATGTGTACATATTTTTAGTTTCCATATTTATTGCTGTATTAATATGCTCAAATTCTTTTAAAAATATTTGTTGATAATGTACTCCACCTTCTATAATACGTTTATTGCTAACATGTGCTGTACGTTCTCCATGAGGTAAACAAATATAAGTTTTATCGAAAGGCTTTTGTTCATATAATTGCCTTAGTAACAAATATACTTCCATAGGTCCACTTGCACTTAATCCACAATTAAACAAAGGAAGATTTTCTCCTATTTTGTTAAACCAAATATCTTTTTCTGCTGTGCCCAACCCTTGTGTATGACTGCAACCAAATATAGGAATAAATTCATTAGGTACTAAATCTTCAAATTCTAAGTCACTACGCAAACCAAGAGAATTAATATTGTAAGTAATTGGATTTCCTTCGTCGTATGTTGACCACCATTCTTCCTCTGACATTCCAATATCTGTAAACTTACTAACAACACCATCTCTTATTTTTCTATTGTTAGGTTCTTGATCGACATCTTTTTCAGAAAATGCTTCTAGCCATTTTTTTGTAGTGTGAGGAGTATCTAAGGACAAATGTTTATATTGCTTGGGCAAATCCTCTAAGTGTATCAAATAGTCTCTGTTGCCAATTAAATCATCTTTGTAAAACTCCCAAGAAGAGGGAACAAAATCTTCCTGACTGTAAAGATAATCACCTATATGCATTCTAGTAATACCTGCCGTGAATGCCTTTACAAAGTCAGGGAAAGCCATTTTTCTTTTTTCTAAAAATGGTTGAAGTATCCTGAGATATAAGTCAGATTTTTTAGGTCTTTTATCCATATGATTCCTTATGACAAGTATTTATTTAAACGGTTTTTAAACACATTCGCGATTTGGCTATGCCATACTGAACCAAAATGTGTACAATCTCTGCCTACATTTTCTCTTAATGTTTCTATACTATGCTTTTTACTGTTAGCATATTCAACTTCTACCATAGGATGATGACTTGTACGCATGGTAGAAGGCAATATAATGTTCCAATCTATACAATCTTTCATACACCAAAATGTATGTCTTGCATACATAATTAATTCTATATCATTTACTTTACAAAAATCTTTTAATGCATTTAAAACAATATGGCTGTACATATTTCTTGTTTCTTTGTTAAAGCATTCATTTATATTAAACCATTCTTTTAATGTTATTTGATAAAATGTTCCGCCTTCAATAAATCCTTTATTACTAATATGAGCAGTCCTTTCAATATGTGGAGCACAAACATAAGCCTTTTTAAAAGGTTTTTCTTTAAACAGTTTTGTTAGCAACAAATAAACTTCTACAATACCACTTGCACTCATACCACAATTAAAAATTGGCATGTCTTCATTTAAATTAGAATGCCAAAGACTTTCAGTAGGATTGCCTACTCCAAATGTATGACTACAACCAAACACTGGAATAAATTCATTAGATTGCAAGTCATCAAATTCAAAATCATTTCTTAGTCCTATTGAATTAATATTGTATGAGAAGTCTTTATAACCTGCTCTCCATTCTTTAACTGACATACCTAAGTTTAAAAATCTTTCAATTGTTCTGTATTTTTGATTCAGAAAAGAATCTTTGTTATTATCTCTGGGTTTGAATTCTTTATGTAAAACATCTAAATAATCATCCGAATCCATATTAAGATTATCATATGTTTTTGGACAGTCCGCTAAATTTATATTAACTACTTTTTCAAAGTTTAAAAATTTTTCTGAAACATAACGTTCTTGTAAATCATCTGCTAAATCATTAACATCATATGTGCCAACATAAGTATGAAGTCGACTGATAGCATTTGTAAAACATTTTACAAATTCTTCAAAAGATAATTCTTCTTTATTTTGGTAAGGGTTGGTAAGATTTTCTAGCAGAGTAGTTTTCATACTAGTATTTATTTCAGATTTATGTGGGTAAGTCTGCTTTTACGTCTTGCATTGCTTGGTCGCCTGCCATTGAAGTAACGTCTACTTCAGGTTCTTCTTCAGCATCTGGCTCTGCCATGTCATTTGGAATTTTGCCTTTAGGTGTAATTACTTCATCATCTACACTTTGTACAACGTCCATGTCATTTAATGTTTGTTTTAATTCGTCGGTGCTCAAAAGAAAACCATCTTTTGACATGAGGTCTCTAAAAACTTCTGTGGGGATTTCGTCCATATCACCGCCAACTACTTGTGCAAGTCTATCTTTGATAGCAATTTGCAAGTCGTCGAAGTAACTTTCAAAAAGTATTACTTCACGGATTTTCATGTTACACCTCAGGTGCGTCTACAGGTGCTCTACCTAGTGGCTCTTCTTCTGGTCCAGCCGCGGCAGGTACATTATCAGCAACAGGTTCATCCATCATAGGTTCCTCTGCTCCAAGTCCTGCGTCCATTGGTTGGTCCATCATTCCTGCACCAGCACCAGTAAGTTGTCCGATAACTGCGTCCATTTGTTCTTTACTGCCTTTGTTAGCAACAAGTAATGCATCTAAGGCTGACTCAGCCTCCATTTTAATACCTTGTGCCTGTTGGGCTCCGAACTCTGCACTTAATTGGTCTGCTATTGCAGGTAGGTCTTCATTAATCATTCTACCAATTCTTTCAATATGACCTTGTACATCATCACTTAATGCTCTAAGTGCCATTACAACTTCTGCTTGTTCAACTTCAACTTCTTCTGCAATCATATCAGTAATAATATCATCAAACATGCTTTCTTTCTTTGCTTGTTTCTTCTCGTCTGAAGTATCGCCTGTAACGTCATATTCTTCACCATCTACTTCAAACTTGTCTTTACCTTGTGCAATAGCATCTTTTCTAGCACCAGTAAATTTATTCTGTTCAGCAACTTTTTTACCAAACATTTGAATTCCACCTGCTACTGCATCTTCTTCTAAACCGTTCAAAAAGCCAACAACTGCATCTCTGCTTTTGCCACTAACTTCTGCAAACATATCTAATTTTTCTTCTATTGCTTTAAGGGTATCGACATCTTCAATTTCCATTCCAACTTCTTTTGCTAGTTCTTTTAAAAGATATTCATTTAGTTCAGTATCGGTAATTGTTCCTAAATCTTCTATATCTTCACGTGTTCCGCATGAGGATTCCATGTAATCTTTTGCGGCTTTTAAAACTATCGGTAATACAAATTCATCATCGTGTGCATATCTGGAATCTTGTCTAAAGTTATTCATGCATTGTTTACTTGCTTCATCCATTGTGTATCCACTGTCCATAAGTCTTTGAACTTCTTGTACAAGATTGTTTTTCATTTCTTGCATTGCTGGACTTTCTGCATACATGCCTTCGTTAATCATAACGTTGATAACATCTCTAACGCCTAAAAACTTAGCATAGTCTGGATCTAAGTTGAATTTCTTATTTGTGTTTCTGAGTCTTACTATATGAGACTCTGCTTTTTCTTTCACAGTTTCAAGTTTTGCTTTAGAATGGAAGCCTGTAACTTTTACACCGTGATTTTCCTTGAGATACTTATTAATTTGTTTAATTGTATCTTGAGGAGTTTGGTTAAAATTTGTAATTTTCATGTCAATTCCCGATAAAGTTAAAATTATAAATGTATTTATCAAAAAGAACGAAAATACTGTGGAAAAAATTTACTAGACTGAGGTGTGTATATTAGAATGCAAAGATTCTTTTGCGTTTCTCAAAGCCATTATAGATAACTCTGCTCTACTTTCAGTAGAATAAAATTTTAGACTATCGTTAGTGGTCTTCATTGTGTGTTTATAAAAAATTAAATCAGTATAATGTTTTGCAACATGTCTTTGGTATCTATCCAATGCTTTTTCTATAGTTGATACTGTGGCAGGAATGCCTCTTTTAGGCGTAGTTGATAATGTTTTAACTATACGTCTTGCTGTTTCAGGAAGTACAACGTCTTTAAACACAGGTTGTCTAGAACTTGCTTCTACAATATCAAATAATCCACATTTCTTTTGTACAGAAAAGAATAGATTTTTGGATAATACTTTTTTTGTTGCGTGTTCTAATTTTTTTGCAACTTTGCGTTTGTCTATTTTAGTCTTTTTGCGGATAGACTTTGAATTTTGCTTTGCCATTGTCATTTACTCTTAATACTAACCCACGTTGCCTTAATTCCTGAGCAGTATGCAACTCATTTTCATTGAGCTCGTATTCATATATACCTTTTTCATGAGATAATTTGTCAAAGAAGTGAAATTCTTTAGAACTTACTACTGTGGGACCATTTTTAGTAGACAATACTCTCATATTATCTCTTAATTAATGTTGATTTTGTTTTTGGACCTGGCTTCTTGTGTGCGTGTTTTGTCTTTTTAGGCTTCTTTGGTTTCTGTACAACACGTTGAACATCGTTAGCAATAGGTTTTACTACTGTCGCAACTGCTCCTGCACTCATTCCGCCTACGGATGCTGTTTCATTTATGATATCTGAAATCTTCATACTTGTATTTATCCTTTTTGAAATATTTTATCAAATTCCGGATACACTTTTAGCCAAGAATCCAAATCAACTCTGATATTATTCAAAATAAATTCTGCATTTTTGTGAAATACATCAAAATTATGTTCAGCAATTTCCTTATTTAATGAAATAATATTATCCCATATAGCAGAATTATCTTTTTTAATGGATAATACTTCTAAATTATCTATTAAAATATCTATTTTTTGTAATACATTTGTTTCACCATCATATAATTCAATATTGTCAAACAAATGATTATAAGTTTTATATCCCATTTCATTTAAATGCTGATAAATTCTATGTGGTCCAAAAATAATAAAAGGTTGCTTCATCAATATTGGTTTGAAAACCTTTTCTGTAAAAAATAATTCTTTACCTATACTTGATTCTGTAATTATTTGTATATCACAATCAAATAATCCTTCTGTATCTCCTACACTTTTCATGTGTACAACATCAGCATCTCTGTCATCATACACTAAAGGGTACACATCATGTAATTTTTCCAAATATGTAGTGCATGTTTTTATATCATCCATATTAGTAAAATATTGTATAGCATTTGTTACAACTTCTTCAAATGGTACATCAGGTGAACTTAATATATTATTGTGCAAATTTTTATTTAATATTGCTCCAAGCAATAATGTTCTATGGGGTCTAGGTGCATTATTCAAACAATTAAATAGATATTTTTTATTATTGTTAAATTCATAATTAGAACTTATATCCAACTGCAACATAGTGTCTTCCTTGTAATTCCTTGTGTATAAAACGTCGTAAGTGTCGTATGCAAACGTTTTAAAAATATCTGATATATTGACACAACTATTGCCATAAAACACGTTAGACAGGGCATAATGCCGTGTAACTTGGTGTATAAACTCAAATATATCTTTGTCGCAATGACCTTCAGCACTATTTTCAAATAGTACGATTGCATTAGGATTGTCTGCAATAAAGGCTGGAATTAGTATTTGGTCAAAAGCATTTTCCTGCCATGTGTTAAATATTACATCTGATGCAAATCCATCTAAAGAAATAACATGTAAAATAGGTAAATTGTTGTGCTGGTCTTCGGACCATTCAAAAAAATCGCTCATGCCAAATAGTGTATCCATAGAACTATCAGGAACATGTGATACATCATGTCCACATGACTTCATAAATTGTTTAAATGGATTTTGTATTTTGGATAGTTGCATTAGTAGTATTTAACTACTTTTTCTTACGTCCGGACTTCATGTTGGCACACCAGTGATACATTTTTGACTTCTCACCACTGCTGTCTTTTGCTTTTTTGCGTAAACTAGTAACAGAACCTTTACAACTTGCACCTGCACGTTTTACTCTACCAGGTCTGCTTTTGCCTTTCTTTTTACCGTCAGCAAAGTTTTCGTCTATAATCTCTGCTGGTATTACATCTCTGCCAACACGTTTTGCTTGATATACTCTATGGAAACCATCAAGTATTGTTTTGCCATCTACATCTAACAGTATTGGATTATCTAAATCAACACCTACATCTGGATCAACATCTATTACTCTACCAAAACGGTCATCATTTGCTTCGTCATCTAAGTCTGCTACTTTGACTTTAATAAGTTTAGTCTTTTTGCCTTTGATATAATCTTTAACAGCAGGATTTAGATTTCTTTCATCAAGTTGTTCCAGTTCATCTATAAATGGTTGTGGGTCCATGTCTTGGTTTTCAAACTCATCTATAAAGTTTCTTAATTCAACTTGGTATGCTTTTTTTAAAATTCTTGGATCTTCGTTGCCAGTAAAGTTGCTAATCTTTTTTTTAACTGTATTCATATTGTCATCAAAGCCATGCTCTTCTTCTCTATCTTGACTCATATAGTCCCAAACATCTTTGAGCATTTTAACACCATTTATATTTACATACTCTCTTTTTACATAAGTGCCTGGAAAGTTAATAACTTCTGCTTCTGACATTTTAGATTTTAGTAAATCTTTAAAATAGTTTTCCTGCATTACTGCTGTATCACTTGTTCTATCTTTAAAAACATCCATTACTTTTTCTATGTCTGCATCAACTATAATTGCAGGAACACGTTTAATACCTAATATATTTGCGGCATCATATCTATGATGACCATTAATTAAATAACCTTTTTTATCTAAAATAAAAGGTCTGTCTGCTTTTTTAAGAAATACATCTTCTGCTTTTTTACTTAATCCATCTACACGTTGAGTTTGTACAGGTTTAATTTTGTCTATACTAATTGTACCTTCTTTGTATTTTAATTCTGATTTATCTAAATGTTTTCTTCTAATTTGTGGCAATTGATTTCTATCAAAATGTTTATCTGAAACTGTTCTACTATAACTTTCTTCTATACCTTTTCTTAAACGTATAACACCACAAGCAAGTCTTTCTCCTGCATTACCTGTTTTTAAACTTTCTTCATCTCCACCTAAACCTAAGTCATCTTCATCTGCATGTATAACCATTGCTCTGCCTACGACACTTCGGTCACCACTTAAATCTACACGTCTAGCAACAATTTTAAAACTAGCAACACCTTGCTCATCAGCAACAATATTACCTAAGTCGCCTACATGCCCTTGCATTAAATCACCGTGGTCAACTCCGTCTGGATTGTAATGACCACCAGCACTATCACACCCATCACTTAAATCCCCAAACTCATGTATATGAATACCATGCATGCCTGGTTCAAGTCCTTTGATCTGTCCTCTGATTATTGTAGGTTTGTTTGGTTCTTGTTTTAAAACAATACCGCCTGATATATCACCTTCAACATGTTCTAATTGAACTACTGCTTTTACTATTTCTTCTGCTTCACTGATTGTGTTTAAAGATTCGCACTGGCAATTTCTTTCTTTGGTCCTAGGGCAGTTTTTAAATTCACTTGCTCTCATTATAAAGTACCTTTCTTAAGACTTAATTGAGCCCATTGTTCTCTACCAGCACCAGCCTGTGTAGGTATAATACTAATAGATGTTGCCATTGCATGACCACTACGTCTAAATGCAACTAGGTCATTTTCATTTTTAATCATTGCAGTCTTTTGATTAGGAATACTAATTAAAAGCAATCCATCAAAATCATCTCTATCTTTGTACCATAAGAAATTTTGTTTTAAATAAACATTTTCAATCTCTTCTGTACTTACATTATTAGAAATAATGTCTGCGATAGGGCCTGCATAATTTTCCATATCCATTGAAAATAGTTCTAGAGCAAGTTGTTTTCTTATTTTTTGATTATTTGCATCAGTCACTGGCAAGTCTTGATTAAGTCCATTAATAAATTTCATAAATCCTAAACTACCACCAACTCCTCCAATACTATCTACTACTGTAGGAATATATTCTGCATATTTGTCTATAATGGCTTTCTTAGCCTTTTGACTTCCACCACCATAACCTATTCTACCACCAGTACTACTAGTAGCCGCCTTTAATTCTACTTTGCCTATTCCTTCTATTTCCAAGTCACCTTCACCTGATGCTAGTCTAATTTTATTACTCAAACATGCTAATCCATATTCGCCTGGTCCTTTTTGATTTACACCAACACCATATGCTGTTAAAGACACAAATGCTTTCATGCTTATATCGTCACCAAACACATTTGCAAATGTGTTCAAAGGTTTATCTAATTCTTTAATATTTACAACTGTACCTGTTTTTTCTAATCTAGTTATAAACTTACTCATAGTGCCATAGTCACTATCTATGCTACCAATAATTTTTGTTACATCTTGTATAACTTTTTGTTTTTGTTTATCTGAAAGTGGTTCGTCCATTAGAGGATAACTAAATGCATTATCCAATGTTTTACCAATATGTTCACTGTTAAGTAATTTGTAAATTCTGTCTAATAGATTTGCATGTTGTTCGTTTGATGCATCTAAACCGCTAATAGTTTTTATTATATTATCTTTTTCAGTGCCTAAATCTGTATATTCTTTTAACAATTTAGTAATGTGTTGTTTGCTCCATTCTTGCAAATTAATTTTTTTCTTTTCTTCTTCAGGTAAAGCATCAACATAAAATCTTAAAATATTTCTAGCACATGCATCATCACCTGCATCGGCTCTCAATTTTCTAAATGCATCTAGCATAGAAGGTAAAGGTATTGCCTGAAAAGCCAACATTTGTTTTTTCAAATCGCCTACAGGAAAATGGTCTGCTAAAAGTTTATTAATTGCTTCTATTCTATTAAAATTGTTTACACTTTCTTTAGCCATCTTCGTTGCTGTTGCATACATAACTGCTTTTGCATCTTTGCCATAACGTTTTTCAAAATCACCTTTGGATTTTTTCATGCCTTTAACATATTTTTCTTTGTCTTTCTTTTCACTTTTAGATAACGGACGTTCTAATACTTTTGAATTTGCTAAAATTTCTATTTGCTCTTCTAAAGGTAATCTGTCAAACTTGTCAAACACACTTTCATTCTGAGCTAGGTATTGTCTGCCTAGGGCTAAATGACCATCGAAGGATCCGGGCCTGGCACCTAGTAATTTTTGTTTCATCATGCTTTGTAAAACAGCCTTTTTGAAATCTTCATCATTGTCTGGGTTTTTAAGAAAATCTACCAGTCTGTTTACGTCACGCCTCACTATATAATCTTGCATACCCGCATTCATCATTCTTTCAAAATCTTTATATTTCGACCTGACTGTTTCGTAATCTTGTTCTGTTACTTCTTCGTTATTTGATGCTCGTGCTCTTGCACCTGCTGGCATGCCTCTACCACCATCACCGTAAATTGAGCCTACATCATCACCGTCACTGCCATCTGGATTCTTTCTGAAATAGTTTCCAGCACTTACATTGTAATTTAATTTAATATATTCAGCGGCAGTTTTTACACTTGCTACCCATCTTTCTATACAACATACATCTGGGTCTGGTTCAGGTCTCCAATTGTGGTCTCCATCAAATGTTCTAGCAGTTTTTTCTAATATGTTCGGGCCTTGGTTATCTACACCTCTTTCTATTTTTAGGAAGTCTGCTAAATTACTCCAATTTGCGGCATCTTGAATACTATTGGAAGATGATTTTCTCATGTTTTCAACACCAGCCGCATCTATTATTTTTTGGTCATCTACTGCTTGTACACCTTTTGGTGTGCTTTCCATTACTTCTCTCATTGCTTTATAGAAACCATTTCTTTTCTCTTTCATGTTTTGCACAACCATAGATTTAATCTTTTCTGCTTCAGCACCATGGTACTTTTTAAAATCATATGCCGCTAATGCTTTTTGGGTATTCCCATCATCTATTATCCAGGAAAGAGCACTACTTGTATTTAAAGGCTCACCTGAAAATTTGTTTTGTAATTCTTTAGCAGGAATAAGATCCTGAACATCACCCATACCTGCTCTACCATCTAACTTTCCAGTAAACTCAATTTTAAATGAATTTGATAGTTTTCTTCTATCTTCTCCATCAATAATTTTATATTTTTCTTCATTCCGTAATGTTTTATAGTCTATACCATAAGTATCAATAAATTTTTGTAGCAATACTGTATAATTTTGATATCTCCAATCCTGACTCATATCTCCTATACGTTTAAGTGCTTTAAGTCGTTCTAAATTATCCGTGGCATCTTGTAATGGACCCCAATGTGCTGATGGAATAACATAAAACATGCCTTGACGTCTAGAACCTGAGTTTACATTTGATGCACCATCAACTACATCTTGCAACAATGTACGATTAGGTTCCATAGGACTTCCTGCTTCATCTTTTTCATCTCCGTACATCTCTATCCATTCCATTATTCTAGCATATTCATCTTTTTTCATATATGCTATAGAATGTGCAGGTATGTTAATAGTAGCATACGAACTGTTACGAACTGTTTTCTTAAAGTTATCTCTATCTTTAGTTAATTGTTGTTTACGTTTGATAGCATCATCCTGACTTGCAAATCCATTATCTACAAAAATCTTATCTAGAGTACGCATAAAATCAGCAAGTCCTTTAAATCTAGATTTGATAGTATCTTTAACTTCATTAAATTTATAATAAAAAGGATAACGTTCCTTGTTTCTATAATATGAACCTAACATCTCTCTTACTGAGTCAGTGACAAAATCTTGTAAATTATGAACAGTTCTACCGTCTGTTGAACCTCTTATAATATCATCTAGTGTGCCTTGAATATTTTCATATCTATAATTTCTTAATCCAAGATATTGCTCTCCGTCCCTTTCGCCAAGTAAATCATAAAAATCTTCTTTTTCTTTTTCTGACATGTTTGGTAAATCTTGTACTTCATCTCTTTCTATGCCAATTATTTGTGACCATTGTTCGTCTTGTGATTTATTTGTATCATAAAATTTAGCAATAGAAGGTGCCATTTTTTGCAATGTTTCAACTGCTTTGGATTTATCTGTTTCGTGTTGTTGTTCTAAAAACGCGAATCTTCTTCTCAACAACATTGTATAGTTGCTTAATGAAACATCTTCGTAAGAATCATCTCCATATATATTTGGATTGTGATTTCTGCTTACTGGCTGGTCATAAGGTTCAAAGTTTTTAACATAAGCAATAAGTTTGTTATAACTTTCTTTATCATATATCATACCAGGAGATATAAAAACAGGTTTACTGCCATAACCTGAAGTTGTTAATTTGTTATAAAAGTCATTGAACTGTCTCTTATCAACAGTTTCTTTAATTAAATATGCGATATCATTTTCTATATCTGTTGTATCTCCTAATCTATCAGATCCTAATCTAACATCCTTTGCTAACTTTGTTAATTTCTTTAGTACTTTCGGATCAAAGTCTTTATTGTTTACAACATTCCACATACCTTTTGCAAGTGCTTCTACTTGTGGATTCGAAATAAAATCTGGTCTTCTAATAATATCTCTTTGCAATAATTTGTTTATACCGTCTTTAACAATTTCAACTTTACTTTGATGAGTAAGTTTTGCAGAATTGCTCTTATTATGTTCCCATTGCAAAGATTCAATTGCTTGTATTATATTAAATTCAATTTCTCTTTCTTTAATATCATTCTTTTTCAAGAAACTTCTTAAAGCACCAACACTTTTTGCATTTGGTACTTTCCTAGCAATACCAGTTGATACATCTATTGCTAACATACCTAATGCTTCAGTAAATTTTGCTAAACCTTCACCTCTTTTGCTTAATGCTCGTTCACTAGGTGGTTCCATGGCTGGTCTGAAATATCCTTTTATTGACCTTGAATCTTCGTCTTTATCTTCTTTTACTCCGCCTCTTTTTGAATATTTTATTTTGTCTAATTTTCTTTTTAAAGAACTATCAAAATCATCTAAACTTTCATTTGTGTTTTCAATGAATTCCATCCATTGTTTTTTCCATTTAACATCTGCTTTTGGATCTAAATATTCTGTTGCCTTTTTGATATCTTCCATACCACTTAACATTTTTTGTGTAAATTCTAAATATTTTTTAGAACTAACTATTGCTTTTGATGTGTCCAGTAATGGATCTGCAGAAACATCTGCATACTGGTCTTTCATATTTTCTACTTCTTCAGCATCTGCTTTACTTAAATCACTTGCTTTTCTTAATAATTTTGATAATGCTTTTACATAATCGCCTTGATATTGGTCTGTATGCCCAGCAATCATTGTTGTAGCATATCTTACTGTTGCTTTGAATACTTTATCAAATTCTTGTTCGTAGTCTTCTCCGCCACCTATTCTAAACTCTATAAGGTTAGTATTAGTTTGGGAATCTTTTTGACTTTTAAAATGTATAGCACGGAATTTGTCTGGACTTATAGCCTTCTCTAAAAATGCTTCTGCTTTTTTAATTCCTTCTGTGCCACTTTCTTGTTGTAAATTTCTTACAGCATCTTCTAATTCTCTGTATTGACTTTTGGTATAAGTGTTACTGCTTCTAAAGAATTCACTTAACAAATATTGGTCTCCTAACAACACAGCCATTTTAACTTTGTTTGCTATTACTTCGCTTGTACCAGGTTTATGATTTACAGTTTCACCATCTTGTGGGTTATAACTCATTGTAATATGTAATCCAGTACTGCTGTTTGTTAGTGCTCCTTCACTTTGCAGGAACTCAAAAAACTTTTTCATTTCTGCTAACATTCTTCTTGGAGTACTGAACACTGGTGATATAATTTCTGCACCTGTTCCATATCCGTCAATACTACTGTCTGACTCTACTGCATAATTTTTTGTACTGCCACTGGTGTTACCATAGTCGCCATGTTCCACATAATCATCTGAAAAAGCACTACTATCTCTAACAAATTTTGAAACAAGTTCAGCAACTTGTCCTAAGTTGTTTCCATAACTATAATCTATACCATAATCATCACAGAATGAACTCATACTGTACCAATTGTCATTGATCCAATCGTCATAATCGTAATTACTTTCTGCTTCTTCGTATGCCGCTTGTCTTACATCATCATCGTCTCTGGCAATTTCTTCTAAATAATCTCTAAGGTCTTGCCCTCTATATTCATCAACATACTCTCTTGCCCAATTTTCATCTTCATATCCATATAACTCTGACAGTTCTTCAGCACCCTCTTCTTCATATCTTTCATCACCATATTCTGTTCTCAGTACACCTTCTCTGTAATCATCCCAATCGCTTTCTTCTATACCTTCATTCTCTATAAATTCGTTAATGTAGTCTTCGTCATCTTCACGTTCGTCAACAAAATCTCTAACCATATCATCAAAGAATTCATCTACTTTGTTATCATAAAGCCACTCTGTATAACCTTCAGCAATACTATCCCAATCAACTCCACCGTATTGGTCATCTACTTCACTCAGTGATAAATTATCAACATCATCAGTATCACCTTCTATGTTTTCCCAAACAGTTTCTGCCTCCCAACCACAACGTATTTGTGCATCAAGTGAACTGTTTACAACTTCTTTTCTATTGAAGTTTATTTCAAATAATTTTTCGTCTGCTTCTTTTAATCCTAATTTAGCAAGTTTTTTAATTTTTTTCCTACCATCTTTTACAAGTGAAGATAGTCTGTTTGTAGATTTTTGAGATAGTTTTCTAACTTTTTTATTTTCTTCTAAATCTACAAATACTTCGTCTTTAGGATCTAATAATTGATATTCACCTTTTTTATCTTGTACAACAACTTTGTCTGGTTGTGGCTTGTCACCAACTTTACTAACAACTTTGCCTAATACTTCTCCTTTTTCATCTTTGTATTCTGCATCTACTTCTAGTTCTCCTGTTTTAATAGGAGTAAATTGTGGTTGTTCTTGTTCTGGCTCTTTAACGTCTAAGCCTGGTGTGGTAGTTGGACTACCTAAATCTTTTTGTGGAGGTGTTTTCTTATCTACAGTAGGACTTGGTTTGTTTGCTTTTGCATTTGCTCCTGTAGATTGTTGAGACGTTGGTGTACTTGAACCAGGTTTCATACCATATTCAGTTAATATAGACTCAATGGTTCTTACATCTTTGAACTTCATTATCTTCTACCACGCCTTAAGTTTGTACTTCTATTCAAACTTCTCAATCTTCTTGATGCTGGATTTAGTCTTTTTGTTCTGTTTGCTTTTCTACTAATACGTTTACCCATTCTTGCTTTTGTTCTCTTTAAGGTCATACGTTTTTTCATATTAATTGGTGCTGAACATTGTGAAGGCTTACTCACAACTCTTCCTTTACGTCTACCGCTAGTACATCTAACAGCACGTTTAATCTTCTTGCCCATTCTACGCCAGACCATTCTGGATTCAAGAATATCCTCGTCAATAATATCTTCGTATTTCATATTAACCTAAAAAATTAACCAATAAACCAATTACTAATGCCACCAATGTAGTAAAACTTGTACCTACAATAGCAACTAACCAATTTTCCATTTTATTCAGTCTGTGCTTGGTATCTTCTTTAAATTCTCTAAGTTCTGTTGTAATACTTTCAATACGCAACATATCCGCAATGATGTGTGCTTCTAAATTATCTTTGTTAGCATAAACTTCTTGTTCAATTGGCTTTGTTTCTGGTTGTTTGTTCTTCATATTACAGTAAATCCTGTTTAGTAAATTCCATATTAATACTACTTTTAGTATCAACAGTTCCGGCATTTAATACTACGCCGTTTAATTCATCCTGTAGTGTCTCTACTGTGTGAGAACCTGGTTGCTCTGTAGCAAATTTAAAAATATATCCTGCACCTGTTAATGTTGGTGAGCCATAACTTTCTAATTTATTTGCACCTACACCATTAAGATACACAGGATTATTCATTACAGTAGGCATTGCCCTTAATCCTATTACTTGAACTACACTTTCAAAATCTTTTTGAGTGTTATTACTGTAGTCACCTGTAACTGTTATATCTAATGTTGTAAAAAGTGTAAAAAATTCAATGTTGCCTGTTAGCACTTCCACTGAACCCATTGCACCTGTTCTCTGTAAACTCATGTGTGTCTCCGTATATTGTACTATTTATCACTAATACGAAATTTTGGGCATAGGAACGACAGCCAAAAAAAAGCACACCCGAAGGTGTGCTTTTTAAAAGTTTGTACTTTTAGGTTACACTACTCTGTATTCACCTGCTGTTACAGTTGCGTTTGCACCGGAACCAGTAAGAACTGGTTGGATTGCTGTAAGTAAGTCAGCCGCTGAAGGTTGTCCTTCAACACCAACATGCATAACTGTAGCAGAAATGCTGTTAATTAAAACTGGAGTACATCTTGTAGATAGTGCTTGAACAACTAATTCACCTTTTAATGCGTTACCACTTGAGTAACCAAATTGGCTAATGTTGTCAGTTCCGTCTACTTCGTCGATAATAAAATGACTAAGTGATCCAATTAATAATTGACTGTTATCAAGTACTGCACCGTTTACTCTTGTTTGTGCCATGATAAACACTCCTAATCTTTAGTACATCGTGGTCTAGTAACCACCGCCGTTAATTTCTGTGATATACTATTGGTTACTTTTATTTATACAAAATTTAATGAATTAAAGTACTTTGAAAAAATTAAAGTCAAAAAAAAGCACACCCTAAGGTGTGCTTCTTTCTGTTTAATAAGTTAAAACTTATAGGACAAATGCTGTAACAGCCGCACCTGCTAAGTTGACTCCGTCAACTGTGCCTAATGCTTGTACAACGTCTTCCAAGTGAGCCGCTAAGGATTCACTGTTAGATCCGTCATAAGTGTCAGTTCCGTGTTCGCCTTCAAATATAATTTTAAGACCTTGTCCTGTTCCACCAGTGTCATCTACTGCACCGATAGCCAAAGGTGTTAAACCTTCGTTTTGGATTGCTTTCATTGTTACATCAACGGCAGAACCTACTGCCAATTTTGCTGAAACGTCAGCACCAAAGTCGATTTGGATTCCTGCGAATACCTTTCCACCTACGTGTCCTGCGGCAACTGCCGCGCCTGCGTTTTGAGTCTGTGCCATTTTAATTCTCCTAATAATGGTGAGGCGTGTGCCTCTTCGTTACTATTATTTATCCAAAAGGGAGTTTTTTTGAGTGTTTATTTGTGAAAAAATTAACGGTCTAATCGACCTTTTCTGTTGGGAGCATTACCACCAGCAATAGTTCTTGCTACGGATTGACCTATTCTACTGCCCATTTGTTTGCCTGATTTTGCTTGTTTTACACCAGGTATTTTGTTTACAATGTCAGGTATATCAATTTTGATATCAGAATCTGCTTTGTTTCTATGAGTAGATTTGTTCCATCCTCTTTTTAATTCAGTGTCAGGTCTATCAAATCCCATGTTAGCACTAGCAAAGCCTTTTTTATCAGGACTATCGTCACCGCTATCATCGTTCTTTACTTTTCCATCTCTCCATTGTTTCAATGCATCTTTAACTGCTTTACCTATTGTCATACTAGGAGGTCCAGATAGATATAATCCTCTAGCAATCATTTGAATTTGTGCTGTAGGTACGTTTACAAACTGAGGTATCCTAGAACCAACAGGTCCTATTTCATCATCAAGTTCTTGTGCGACTTCGTCGTTTAACTCTTGACCTCTAAGTTTTCTAGGCTTACCGTCGTCTTGAATCTCGTTTATTATATCACTTATTAACATAACTGTATTTATACCTGTTTGCGTCTACCACTGGCCCAATAACCTGCTATTGCACCTATGCCTGCTCCTGTTCTACTGCTTAATTTGTTTTTAGTAAGTTTTGGAATTACTTTACTACCAACATAAGCACCAGCGGCAGTACCAACGGCTGTTTTAGCCAAACTTCTATCTGACTTAGGAGCATTGTTAAACTTTCTTTCTCGTTTCATTGCAACTAAATGCTGATAGTTTTCACTGCCTCTACCTTTAATTCTTAATTGTTGTAATAACTTTGATACAACTAATTGTTTTTGACTGTATTTTAAATCTTTCCAATCAATAATCAAACGTCTTAACTGCTTGTACAATGCAGTTTTTATCTGTAATTGGTTTTCCAAACGTATAAAGAAAGCAGATGCTTCACTTTTGCCTGGCTCTATTGTAGCCATTTTCTTTAAAAAGTTATAATATCGTCTATTTTGTAATTGTAGGCTGTTTAAAAATGCTACATCTTTCTTTTTGATGTTTAAACTTTTATAATCAGGATGGTCAACTGCAAATGCCAACATGTATAAATCTGTTGAAGTAGTTCTAAATACTGCAAAAGGTCCAAACTGTACCGTTTTTCTTGCTACTGCTACTGCATAATCTCTTTGCTCTTTGTCATACAAAAACATTAATAGCATTAAAGTATTCAAATACAATAAGTCTGCAATAGTTCTACCTGTTAAATTTCCAAATTGACTACTATATCTAAATAGTCTACTTTCACTTATCTCTTGGTCTATTAACTGAAAATCAAATTCGTATTGTGACACTTTATGCTCCTGGTCGTCCTGTTCCAAAGTTTAATCTGCTAAACTCTAATCTATCTACAAGTTTTAAGGCATTGCCCATTCTGTCTACTGCAACAAATCCTTCTTCGCCTGTAACTTCAAAACCTTTTTCTGTTTCTACAAATGTTCCTATTTGTCTTATCTGTTCTAATTTTTTAACTAATTTTACTTTTGCTTCAATTATTTTTAAATACAAGTCATATACCGCAACAATTCCTGGTACATGTTCTTTAATAAATTTAACACCTGCAATCATATCTCCTGTTGCTTGGTCTATTTTGTTTTGTGTTTTATAGTTATCTATTTTCTTTGTCATAAATTCTATATACTTTTGCACAAAACCTGAAGCAAATTTTGTAGGTTCATCAAATTGTCCTGCTCTTACTTGATTGTTTACATGTGCTTTAAGTTGTTGTAAAAAATCTTTACCAATTAAATCATTTCCTTTTTCTAACCAACCAAATGTTTCTGCATCTATGCTTTTCATGTAATTACTTGCTTCTGTAATTGCACTCATTATATCTTGACTTTCTGATTTTGTTAGTGTTACAGTACCACTTAAATCTTTTATGATTGCATCTCTGTGCCATACGCCATTTGCTTGTCCTAGCACACTACTATCAAAACCAAACTTTGCTTCTGTGTCAGCAAGTGTAGGGCCTCCTACATATTCTGTGTGCCAAACTATGCCAAAGCCTGCACTAGTTATTTGTTTACCCATGTCGCTGTCTTTGGGTACTGCATAAGTTATTGTGTTTGGTTTAAACACTATATGCTCTTCTCCGTCTATTGTTGCTGTTCTAACATCATCGCCTGTAAACAACATATCACCTTGTGCAACTGTGTCCCAATTTAATCTCTTTAAATAGTTTAATGCAAGTTTAAGTTTTTCTCGTAAACCACTTCCATCTGAGTCACCTCTGTCTGCATGATTTTCATCTATGTCTTTTGGTGTAAAATTAATTTTAGGTTTTTGTGCAAATACACCTTTTGTACCTACAAAAAATTTCTTTGTTTCTGGATCTTTGCCTGCTACAATGGCTGGAGCACCATCCCATTTTGTAGTCATGCTTACTGGAGTACTTGCATTGCCTTCAAGCATTTCATGTAGACTGTATAGATAATCTACTGCTTCTTTGGCTCCATCAAAACCTTTATTGAATATGTTATCTTCTAAATGTTCTAAATGTGTATTCTTTGCTTCGTCAAGTACACTTTCAGTTAGCAGTTGAGTTACCAAAGGTTTTGATATCTCTAGGAACTTCATATTAAATACCTGCTAAATTCTGTAAGTTCTCTATCTCTACTGCTTCGTTGATTGCTTTTATTGGGAAAAGCAATACATTATCATTTGCATTTTCTGAAAGTACAACTTTGTATCCTATATCTTCCCAAGTCATGTTCCAATATTCTAACACTTTGTTCATAAATTCAAAGGATTCCATTCTCATTGCTCTTGCCTTTTGAACAAACTGGCTATACCACTGTGGGTTTGCTTTGTTTAATCCACTTGCTTTAAGCATAGGTCCCATAGCATCAACATACTTATCAACATTTACATTCTTGGCTTGTTGTGCCTGTAAGTTTTTAAGTAAATCATCTGCCGCGGCAATCTTTTCTTCTGGTGATGCATTTTTATCTAAAATTTTCTTCTTAGGAATTTCTAAATCAAATGCTTTAGTCATTTTGGCGCCAGGTTCATCTCTATCTATGGATTTTCTAGGTTCTTTTAGTTGAGGTTT